ATGTTTCAAAGCAACGTATCGCAAACGCTAACCACGGCTAACACCCCTCAGCGAATATCGCTTGAAACGGTAGACTACTCAAACGGAGTTTACGCGGCGACCGGGGACGGAATTCACTTTCCGCAGGCCGGCATTTACAACATAACCTACACGCTTCAGTTTGCCAACACTGACAATCAGGTTCACAACGCCTCGGTTTGGTTTAAACAGAACGGCGTTAACGTGTCGGGTTCGGCCTACAAATTTGACGTCATTGCGTATCACGGCTCGCTTGACGGGTATATTCTAGGTACCGGGGTGTTTCCGGTTAAAGTGGCGGCTGACGATTACGTTGAAATCTGGTGGGCGGCGGACTCAACCTCGGTTTACCTTGAGGCCTACGCCGCGCAGACTTCACCTTACGCTCGACCCACAATACCCTCGGTTGTGGCTACGGTTCAGTTTGTGAGCAACGTGTGAACCTTGAAAACGGGTAAAATTCACGGTTGACGGAGATGTAAATGACGCCAACAGAAATCATCAGCGCAGATTTAGAAAATCACGGAAAAAATCCGCAACAAGATTTGACCGCCATTGCGCAGGCCATTCAAGCTAAAAAAGCAACCCTTCTGCAAGAAGGAAATAGCGTGCTTTTTATTTTATTCATTGGTGAAAATGAAGCGGAGTTGCACTTGTATTCACAAGATGCTCCAATTTCCGTTGCAAAAGCATTAAAAATTTTTATTGAAAAAATACGCCAAACTGAAATTAAAACCGTTTACGGGTCTGAAGAACCAACGCAAACTTTGCAATTGTTAAGCAAATTGGGGGTAAATGTAGAAAAATCAGACAACCCCAAATACAAATGGATGGCAAAGGTGGCTTAATATGGGTGCAGTAAGTTCGGTTTCAAATGCTGTAAGCTCCGTAATTGACACAGCGTCCAATGTTGTAAATGATGTTGGTAGCGCCGTCAATTCTGCGGTTAATTCCGATTTAGGAAAAGTAGCTTTGACTGCTGCGGCTATTTACGCAGGGTTGCCTCCTGAGGCTTCGGCTTTAGATGTTTCGGGTGCAGATATTGTTACTGGGGGGCTGTCTGAGGTTGCACCCGCCGCAGCAACCACGGCAGCAGCCGCACCCGAAATGACCGCCGCGCAGGCCTCAGACCTCATCGCTAAGGAACAGGCCGCTGCTGGTGCATCAACCACCGCCGCAGCACCGGCGGCATCGGCAGTTAGTCCTGCGGCGCAAACCGCACTTAGCTCAGCCCTTAAAGGTTCCACGGTTTCGGGCGGCCTAGCTGCCGTTACGGGTGGTAATGTCGGTAAGGCGGCTTTAACGGGCGGCCTAGCCGGTGGCGTGCTTGGTGGCGCGGGTTCAGCAATCAGTTCAACTATAGCCCCTACCATGACAGACACACTCGGAGCGTCAGCTGGTGGCGCGGCCACTTCGGCCATTACCAGCGCAATTCTAGGCGGCACAATGGCCGCTGTGACGGGCGGCGATCCTTTAAAAGCCGCGCTCACGGCGGGTACTGTTGGGGGTATAGCCTCAGCGGCGGGCGCCTTGAGCAACACTATTGGTAGCGCCTTAGGGTTAACCCCCGCAGCGGGCACAATGACAACGGGAGGCACTGTGGCTACAGGTTCAAGCGGGACGACGATGGACGCGTCCCAGATTCAGGCGGCGGTTCAGGCCTATACCAGCGCAGGGTATTCGCAGGACGAAGCAGCAGCCTTCGTGGCTCAAGCTACCGGCGCGAGCATTGACGACATTAACAACGCGGTCATCAACGGCACGGGCTCAATCACCACGAGCGATCAAGGGGCGTACAGTTTGGCCTCGAGCCTAGCTCAGGCTGCGGGCGTGAACCCAGCAACGATTGCAGGTTTGAATGGCGGCTCAGCATCGGGCCTTAGCGCTATTACGGGCGCACTTCAGGCTGCCGCAGCTAACCAAGCCGGACAAACCCTTGCGACGGGCGCGACCAACGCCGCCAACGTGCTGGCCCCCGCGTACACCGCAGCGGGGCAGAAACAATCCGCAGCACAAATCGCAGCCGCGCAAACGCTAGCTAGCGCGTACTCAAGCGCGGCGGACAAACAAGCGGCAGCCGACCTGCTAGGCGCATCAACCACTGCGAGCGGGTACACCACCGCAGCCGAACAACAGGCCGCTGCGCAACTCGCAGGCGCTAGAACTACCGCTGCGGGGTACACTACGGCGGGCGCACAAAAAGCAGCCGCCGATACGGCAGCCGCAGCCACCACGGCGGGCGGCTTTACCACGGCGGCAGGCCAGCAGGTTACAGGACTGCAGAACGCACAAAACGCTGTTAATACTACGCTGGCCAACCAGAATACGCTGCAGCAGCCTTATCAGGCCGCTGGCTCTGCTGCGCTGAATACGCTGTCTTCAATGTTGGCGCCGGGCGGGCAGTTGACGCGCGGGTTCAGCACCGATGACATGAAAAACGTCATGCCAGCCTACACGTTTGCCGAGCAACAAGCCCTGGCTGCTATGAAGAACCAAATGGCCGCCGGGGGGCAGAACCTGAGCGTCAATGCCGTGCAGGGCGCGGGTACGCTGGCTTCGGGGCTGGCTAGCCAGTACGAAAATCAAGCATTTAACCAGTGGTTGCAGTCAAACAACCTTACCCTTGTCGCGCTGCAAAACATGGTGCAGACGGGGCAGGTTTCAACCGCTCAACTCGCCACCGCGCTGCAAAACGCAGGCGTCAGTTCGCAAAACATTCAAACCGCAATTGGGCAGGTTCAAGGTGCGGGCACGTTAGGCGCAGCAAACGCAACAGCGAGTGGGCAAGCCGCCTCGGGCGCGGACATTGCTGCGGGCACGCTCGGTGCAGCACAAACTATGGGCGCGGGGCAGACCGCAGCGGGCACCACAACGGCTGCGGGTACGCTGGGCGCAGCGCAGACTACTGGCGCGGGACAAACGGCGGCGGGCCAGGCTCAGGCCTCCGGCACGCTAGGCGCGGGACAGGCCACAAGCGCCGGACAAATTAACGCCGCTAACGCCAGCGCCGCCGGTGACGTAAACGCCGCCGGGGCAATTGCTGCCGGTATTAAAGGTGCAGCAGCGGGCACTGCGGCGGGTCAGACCGGCACCGCCAACGCGCTTAACACCGCCATAGGCAACGTGGGCACCACCAACGCTCAGAATTACGCCCTAGGCAGTGCGTTTGCACCACAGCAAAACGCCTACATTAACGCAATTACCAAACTCCCAGGGACGTAAACACATGGCACTCTCGCTCGCTTCAGGACTCCCCGCCCCCACGACAATGCCTTCGACGTTTGCCGAAATCCCCATGCAGGGCGACTTTAACGCGCCGCTTAAGGTTCAGGCACCCGCCACCGTAGACACGATTGGGGAAACGTCACGCGCTTTTAAGTTAGCCGACCAGGTAATGCAGCACCGCGAAAAGCAAGACGACGAACAAGACCGGCTGCAAGTTAACGACTACATGAAACAAGGCGGCAACCTCAGCACCCCCGAGGGGATTATGAAAGCCGCAGAAGACCTGCGCGGCAAAGTCTCGGCCAAGTCTTATCAAGAGCTGATTGGCCAAGCACAGCAGTCCGGCACGTGGCAAGCGAAAATGAACGAGGCATACGCCAAACTGCCTGAGCAACAGTTCAAGCAGACTACATCAATGAACGAACTGGTCTTGCAGCAACTAGAACGGGCCTCAATGGCGTTTGACGAGGCCGCCAAGACCAAAGGTGAGCCTGCGGCAATGGAGGCTTTTAATGCCGCTAAAAAGGCGTCTCTTGAGTACGTGGGTAACCTAAAAGGCCCAGACGGCAAACCGATGATTGGTCAGGATTTTATCGCTAGCTACACCGACATGTCTCCGGCGATGGTTAAGTCAATGCTGCAGACTAGCAAATTTCAGCAAGATCGATTAAAAGAAGCGGCAGCCATCAGACTCAGCAACGCCAAGGCGCAACAAATTGAACAAGGTGGGCCTGAGGTTGCTAGGCTTGCCGCGCTTGAGGAAGAATTCGGCAAGGACAGCCCCGAGTACAAAGCCGCGCTGCTTAAAATGCAAGGCAAAGGCGGCGCGGGTGCGGGCGCAGGGGGTACGGGCCTGCCCGCTAGTGTTGCGAATTTGACTGGTGATGAGTTGTTAGCCAAATTGCCACCCGCCACCGCCGCGCAGGTTAAGGCTATTTCAGAGGGACGAGAGTCTTTTGCTGATTTAGGGATTCGAGGCGCGGCTCGTGAGCGCATGAGCGCGTTGGTTAACCAATACAACCCCAATTACAGCTCAATTGACTACAAAGCGTCCCAAGCTACCGAAACCGCATTTGCCAAGGGCAAAGAGGCGGGCATGGTGCGATCGTTTAACGTCGCGCTTGATCACTTAGACACGCTGCAAAAAGCGTCTGATGCGCTAAAAAACAAAGATTCAAAGACGTTTAACCGAGTTGCTAACGCAATAGGCACTGAGTTTGGAGCCACCGCGCCGGTAGACTTTAACGCTGTTAAAAGGATTGTTGGCGATGAAATTGTGAAGGCCATTGTCGGCACTGGCGGCGGTGTGCGCGACCGCGAAGAGGCTGCAAAAACTATTGATGCGGCCAACTCGCCAGAGCAGCTAAAGAGCGTTATTGCTCGCTACAAAGACCTAATGCGCGGCCAGCTCGCGGGCTTGCGTGACCAATACCAACGCGGCACAAAACGCACCGATTTTGATGAACGATTTTTGTCCCCAGCGGCGCGCGCGGTGGCGCATGGGGGCGAGGGCGAGAAAACTGCCGCCCCAAAAGAGGGTGACCCGATGAAGATTAATTCCCCCGAGGAGTTAAAAAAGGCAGTGTCTGAGGGTCGCCTGAAAGTTGGCGGACATTTTGTTGGGCCTGGTGGCGTAGACAGAATACTTAAAAAGGAGCCTAAGTAATGAATTGGCTTGATGAATACTCGGTACCGTTTGACTCAAGATCGGGGGGCGATAGTTGGGATAAAAACTGGCTTGACGAAGTTTCTGATTCTGCCGCAGGCTCGCAGTATGACATGTCCGAGTATGCGGGCCGAGCACTTAAAGAGGTTGGTCGTCAGGTGGGTCTAACCGCGCGTGCGGCGTTAACCGGTGCAACGGCCATACCCGGTATGGTTGCTGACGTGCCGTTTCAAGTTGCTAACGCTTTTGGGGCAAACCTCAGCCTACCTTCTGAAAATCAGCAACGACTAATGAGCGCCGCCGGTTTGCCGGAACCCAAAAACGCTCAAGAGCGCGTAGTTCAAGAGGCCGCCTCAGCAGTGGCGGGTGCTGGTGGTTCGGCTCGCTTGGCAAACAAAGTCGCTCAATTTGCAAAACCGGGCACCGCCCAGCAGGTGATTAAAAGTTTGTCTGAGGACGTAGGGCGTCAAACCTTGTCGTCAGGCTTAGGTGCTGGCGCTGCACAAACAGCAAAAGAAAGCGACGTAGGCCCGGCGGGGCAAATTGCGGCAGGTGTGGCGGGAAGTTTGGCGCCTTCAGTCGCTCCGTACGCTTTGAAAGCAGGCGTTAGGGGCACGCTACGTGGCGGTGAGCAGAACATTCCAAAAATGAGGCAAAACATTGCCGCTTTTGAGGGCGCGGGCACCACCCCCACAGTCGGACAGGCGAGCGAACAACCTTTGAGCCGATTTGTTGAGAGCGGAATGGCAAAACTGCCCGGCAGCGCAAATCAGATGGCCAAAAAAGCCGCTACACAGGCCGAAGAGATTGGTGCAACGGTTGAAAAACTGGCCGACGACTTAGCCAAGGGTCAAACCGCAGACCCCGAGGCCGCCGGTCGCGCAATTGCTAAAGGGTTAAACGGCCCTGGCGGGTTTGTGTCTCGGTTTAAAGAGGGTCAAAAAATGTTGTACGACAAATTGGACTCGTACATTAAACCTGACAATAAAGTTGAAGTCTCAAACACCAAAAATGCGTTGGCTTCAATGAACGAAGACATAAAAGGCGCAGAGCAATTGTCTAAGTTTTTTCAAAATTCAAAAATAAAAGAAATTGAAAAGGCTTTAAAAAGTGACGTTTCGGGTGCGCCCGAGACTGTGATGGTTGCTAAGCAACCCCCTAAAGCCGGTGGCGGGTTAATGAACGCACCTGTTGAGCAGCCTAATTTGTTGGTAAAAATTCCTGAGGGCCCGCCTACAAACGCGCTACCTTATGAGGCGGTTAAAAAACTGAGGACACTTGTTGGTCAACAATTGGAAGATCACAGCCTGACATCTGACATCCCTAGAAGCAAATGGAAGGCGCTTTACGCTGCGTTATCAAACGACCTTGAGGCCGCCGCAGCCGCCACAAGCAACCCTGACGCAGTAAAAGCCATGAGCCGAGCAAACCAGTTCACCCGCGCGGGCCACGCACGCATTGACTCGGTTCTTGAAGAAGTTGCCGGCAAAGCCAAACCTGAGGACATTTTTCAGGCTGCGACTTCGGGCATGAAGGACGGCGCAACTAAAATTTCATCAGTCATGAAAAGCCTCAACACTGAGGAAAGAGACATTGTGAAAGCCGCTTTTGTTGATCGCATGGGCAAGGCCGCCCCGGGTGCGCAGAACGCCGGGGGTGATGTTTTTTCTTCTCAAACATTTTTGACAAACTGGAATAAAATGTCTCCGCGTGCAAAGTCAATCATGTTTGCGAGCGAAAGTGGCACCTTGGCTAAAAAGCTAGACGACATTGCGACGGCGGCATCTAACATCAAAGAAGGTTCAAAAGTGTTTGCCAACCCTTCGGGCACGACCGCTGCGGGCGCTCAAGTGGCGGGCTTGACTTCGGTGGTCACAGCCCTGGCTTCGGGTAATCTGGGGCTGGCCTCGGCCTTGGTTGCTGGTGCGGGGGGTGCTAATTTAACCGCACGGTTGATGACAAATCCAAAATTTGTAGACTGGCTAGCCAAGGCTACAAAAATGTCAAACGCCGCAGCGCCTTCGGTGTTGAACTCGCTGCCCAGAATGATGAAAGATCAACCAATTGACGTTCAGGAGGATGCTGAAAAATACCTCAACAGCGTACAAGCAGGCACGCCAGAGGATTTAGCACCTCGTACACCAACCAACACATCAATGATGGGAGCCCAATGAGCATGAGCAAACCGGCGCCGCAGTATTTGATGTCCTCTAAAAATGTGGAGTCGTTTTCGGTGTCTCGGTACAATTTGTTCATGATTGACCTCGTAAAGTTGGGTAATTTTAGCATGAAAACGAATAAAACATGAAATTGCTTATTATTGACACCGACGGGGTTGCGCTCAGCTTTGCTTTTCGCGCTAGCATGGCTGGGCACAGCGTGCGTTGGTTCATTGAGCCCAAGCCGTCAAACAACAAAGCCACCGGCGATGGGTTTAAGGGTATTGAGAAGGTTGAAAACTGGGTACCACACGTAAAGTGGGCCGACCTTATCATTCAGACTAGCAACGACAAATACCTTGAGAAGTTAAACTTTTTCCGCAAGCAGGGCTACCCGGTTTTCGGCCCCACGCCTGAAAGCGCAAAGTTGGAAATCAGCCGTGGCGACGGTATGAAGTTAATGGAAAAGGCGGGCATTAAAACCGCGCCATACAAAGTCTTTAAGTCAATGGAAGAGGCCAAAAAGCACGTTGAAAAAACGCAAGAGCGTTTTGTGTTTAAGACCCTAGGCGACAACGAAGACAAATCGCTCACCTACGTGAGCAAAAACCCCGCCGACCTTATTGGCTGGATGGAGCGCATTATTGCCCGCAAGGAGCAACCCACGGGCGACGTCATGCTGCAGACCTTTATTAAAGGTATTGAGATGGGCGTGAGCCGGTTTATGGGCCGGGACGGGTGGGTTGGGCAGTGGAACGAGTCTTTTGAGCACAAAAAGTTAATGCCGGGCAACTTCGGGCCTAACACCGGAGAGATGGGAACGATTGCGTATTTCTGCAAAGAGTCCAAACTCGGCGACGAGACGCTCGGTAAGCTAGAAAAAGAACTCGTCAAACTCGGCCACACGGGCGACGTGGCGCTCGGGTTTATGATTGACGACGAGGGGCAACCGTGGCCCACGGAGTGGACGTGTCGCTTCGGCTGGCCAATTGCCAACATGATGCTCGGCGCGACCGAGGGCGACCCCGTTGAGTGGATGCGCGACGCGTTGCAGGGCAAAGACAGCACCTCGTTCAAGGAGGACATCGGTTGCTGCTTGGTGCTTGCGCATGGGGATTTTCCGCACGGCAACCTGACAAAAAAGGAGGTCTCAGGCGTGCCGCTTTACGGCGTGACCAAGGGCAACAAAAAGCACATCCACCCCCAGGCAATTAAAATTGACGTTTTGCCCGACATGGACGGCGAACAGATGACGCGCCGCCCGTTATGGAACACCTCGGGCGACTATGTAGCGGTGGTCACCGGGTACGGCAAGGACGTAAAGCAAGCCACAACGCGCGCGTACAAGACCGTAGACCAACTGCACATCAGCAACATGATTGTGCGCAACGACGTAGGCGAGGTGCTTGAGAAACAACTCCCCGAGCTGCACAAAATGGGCTATGCGTTGCATTGTGAATTTGAAACAGGGAGCAAGTAATGAGTGCTTTTTTGGCGCCGATGTTTGGCGCGGGTTATCAGGCCTTTAACAACACGGGCTCCTCGGTGCTGAGCGGGGGCAAGTTGTACACTTACCAAGCGGGCAGCACCACAGCACAAGCCACGTGGACAGACTCAACGCAGTCGGTAGCCAACGCTAACCCTATTATTTTGAACTCAGCCGGGCGGCCTGACAACGAAATCTGGCTGCAAGGTGGAAGCACGTATAAGTTTGTGCTCAAAGACTCCACGGGAGTGCAACTCGGCGCGTGGGACAACGTAGCGGGCTTAAACGACGCAAGTTACCAGGGTTTTAGCGAATGGATACCGTTCGGAACATCCCCCACCTACGTCAGCAGCACATCGTTTACCGTGGCGGGTAACCAGACCTCCCTGCTCACCGCTGGGCGTCGCGTGCAGTTTTTTGGCCTCAGCTACACCGGCTACGCCTCAATTGCTTCGTCTACGTACAGTTCGGGCTCGGGCACGACCACGGTCAACCTGATTAACGACAGCACCACGGTTGACTCAACGCTGTATGCCTTTAGCTACGGGTTTTTGAGCTCCGTTAACCCTTCTGTGCCTACGGTGACTAACACCGTGACGTCTTACCAGTTGCAGAACCAAACCTACACGGGATTTACCAGCGCGGGTACGGCGCCCGCGTATACGCTGTCGGCCTCGCCCGCGTTGACGCTCTCCTCGGGTGCGCGCGTGCGCGTTAAGTGGCACGCCGCCACCACCAGCGGCGCGGTGACGTTTGCGCCTAACGGACTGACGGCCAAGTCGCTTAAAACGCGAGACTTTGCGGGCAACCTTGCTAACCCCGTGTTGCAGGCCGGGCAGCTGTCAGACATTGAGTACGACGGCACCGAGTGGATTATTTTGAACCCCGCGCTGCCTCAGTTTGCGTACCCTACCGTTACGGCGGGGGTCATGTATGCGGATTCTTCGGGAATATTGACTACTGGTTCTGCGCTTACGTTTGATGGGACTAATTTAGGTTTGGGAGTTACTCCTAGTGCTTGGAACGCTTCATGGAAAGCACTTCAGGTTGGCGCTAATTCTGCTTTGGCAAACCAAGGGTCAGTAACTGATCTTCAATATAACGTGTATCGAAACACATCGAATGTGGACACGTACATCAGTGCTGATTTTGCAACAAGGTATAGACAAATTTCAGGTACTCATGCGTGGTTTACTGCTGCTTCTGGCACAGCAAGTAACCCCATTACCTTTACGCAGGCCATGACACTAGATGTTAGTGGTAATCATTTGGTTGGAAAAACGGCATTAGATATAACAACTGTTGGCGCTCAATTAAGAGCAACAGGCCAAATTACTTCTACTCTTGCTGGTACAACAGCCGCAACTGACACGCTGAATGTGTATTCATCGGGTGCTGCTGCTTATCGTTTTTATGTTGACATGTCGGGCACTGTTCATGCAACTTCAATTGTTATTTCTGCCATTTCTGATCAGCGCCTTAAAGAAAATGTGCGTGACATTGATACAGGTTTGTCGGCAATCATGGCTCTTAAACCTCGCCGATTTGACTGGAAAGAAGGCAAAGGTCAGGACAAGAAAAATGCTTCTGGCTTTATTGCTCAAGAATTTGAAGAAGTGTTTCCTGAATGTGTTGGCACATCAAAAGCTGGCGATGACGGCATTGAGTACAAGAACATTAACCATGAAACATTGATTCCAACATTGGTAAAAGCTATCCAAGAACTCAAAGCAGAGTTTGATTCATACAAAGCAACCCATCCCTAAATAAAGGAAAATCATGACTTTGCTAATCTCATACCTAACCGCTCACGCAATTCAGATTGCGGCTATTGGGGGTACCTTGTACGCCGTCAATCAAGCCGAGGCGGTCATCATCAATGCTGAACAAATTTTCAAGGACGACAAAAAATGAGCACGATTTACACTTGGAAAATTAACCAACTTGACCGTTTAACCGCTGACGGGTTTGTTTTTACCGTCCATTACACCGTGTCGGCTACTGACGGCACGTACAACTCTCAAGTCTACGGGACGGTGGGCTACACGCAAACCGATGAAAACTACATCCCCTACGCCGACCTTACCGAGGACATTGTGAATGGATGGGTCAAGGCGTCGCTAGGTGAGGCAACGGTGCAAACCAACTTGCAGGCTCAAATTGACTTGCAGAAAAACCCACCCACGGCTACCGGTCTGCCTTGGGCATAAACCTTGTGGAGCCCGAAAATGCCGTTCTCACTACTACCCAGCCCGTGGACGATATTGGCCGCTATTATTGCGTGCACAACTGCATATTTGTACGGCCACCATGCCGGTTTTGCGCAGCGCGACCAGCAAGCGAAAATCGAAACGGCACGGCAGAACGAACAAGCCCGAGCGAGGGAGCAGACCCTAACCGATCAAGTAACCCAGGCAGCAACCACCCTACAGGAGGCCAACAATGCAACAGCTAAAAAACAGTCTGACCTTGTGCGTATTAACTACGCTGGCGGGTTGCGCCTGCCCACCCTTGGCAGTGTACCGACCGGCGCAGTTGCCGCCCCTGCCGCCGGAAATAGCAGCGAAGCAAACGCCCAACCTGGTGGACAGGCTAACACCACTGCTGACGCCGCCGAGCGCCAAGCCATTGACGAAATAATCCAAATCGCAGCGGACGGTGACCGCGCAATAAACCAACTCAACGCCTGCATCGACGCCTACAACGCAGCGCGTAAAACCGAGGCTGAATAATGAACCCCGCTAACGCAGCACTCAAGTACGACCGCGAAGGCCTAGACTTGACCGAAGACGCCGAGGGCTGCCGCCTGAGCGCCTACCCCGACCCAGGCACGGGCGGCGCACCTTGGACAATCGGTTACGGGCACACAGGCGCGGACGTTACGCCGAGTATGGTGATTACACAAGCGCGGGCTGAGGAGTTGCTGAAGCAGGACGTAGCGTCAGCCGAGGCAGAGGTTAAGCGCCTAGTCACCGTGCCGCTCACTCAGCACCAGTTTGATGCCCTGGTTGACTTTGTTTTCAATTGCGGCGCCGGTAACTTGCAGCACAGCACGCTGCTCAGGCTCTTAAACGCGGGTGACTACGCGAGCACAGCGGCGCACTTTGGTGACTGGGTAAAAAGCGGCGGTCACGTGCTGCCCGGACTGGTTCGTCGCCGATACGCCGAGGCTCAACTGTTTAAAAGTTAAGGCGCACGCCTGCGATTGTCGGGCGTGGGGCAGTTGTGAACATACTCGGCCTGCTCAGGCGTTGCGGCCCTAACTTCTTTGCGGCACGCGGTGCACTTGTATGAGCTGGTGCCGTCCGTAAAGCACGCCTCCCACGTCCATCGGGCGTTGCCGGGGATTACGGGTGGCGCCAATGGTAAATGTTTGTGATCGGCGGTCACGGATTTATTTCCTCGTCAAAATCCCATCGCTGGGGTGTGTATTGAAAATCAATTTTATCCCACCGCAAAACGTCAACAACGCCGTGTTTGGCGGCCACCAATCCCATGCAGACGCCGCACAGCGTTGGGTCGCCGGCAATCAAAAGATAATCACCTGACTGCCAGTTGCTTAAAACGCGACGAGCGTGGTCAATCATCCTCGGGGTGTTGTAGTGGCGCGTGACGTTGCCAAACACGTCTTTAAGTGCGCCATACCGCTTAGCGTCTGAGTAATCCTTGCGTGCGTCGTTTTGCACGACAAATACCGTGCGTTTGTTGTGATCTTGATCTGCGGTCATTGCTTACGTCGTCTTCTCGATTGTGTTTTGGTAAATTTCGCTGATCGTATTAAAAAGTTTAAATTCTTCGCCAACTGGTCCCAAGTCCCATGCTTTAGCCATGTGCTTGTAATATTCGTCTTCTAACGATCTGTTGCCCAACTTGGTTTCTCGCACACAAAAAAGAGCGGATTGCGCAAATTCGGCAAGACTTAAGGTTTTGAGTTCTTGCTCACTTAAATCTGAAATTTCAAAATCTTTTTTTGACTGAATGTACGGTAACGTAGAAAAGTCTCGCAAAATCGCAGCCCTAAGCAGTGTGGCGCCGGCCTTTGGGTTCATCAACAAACACAGCATGGCAACTTCAAAATATCGCTGACCTACGGTTTCTTTTTGATGTGTTAGTTTGCCGTGAATGCGCGTAAATTGCGTAGCCGTGATCAAGTTTTCAAATGATTCTGTATTCATTTTTTTGTTACTCTTTTTTGTTACTATTTTTCGTTGTTTGTTATGCGCGTTATTGGCGTGATAAATTTTATCATCATTGAAGCGGTTGTTATTTGGCGTCCCTCAGCAAAATATTTGGCCCCGCTTGATAAATGATGATGTCATCATCGTTGTGATAGCGAATCAAACATTGATTTGCAACCGCCGGCCTCAACAGGGTGTGTATGGTGCGTCGATTTTGATTTGGCCATTTAACGGTCATGTCGCTAGAGCTAAGTTCTTCGTCTGGATTGTTGACAAAAAACTCAATCACTTTGTGCGCAAATCCGCAATGATAAGGTCTGTAAGTCATTTGAAATACTCCAATATCCCCATCACAGTGTCTATGACCGAACACACGGTCATGAGTATGATCATTCCTCGCATGGTCATGTGTTCTTCTCCTTTTCTTTCATTCTTGCAACACGTTCCATCCGTTTGTGGTGCGCTGTTATATACACGATGTACTCCATGTCTGAGCGTATGCCGTCCCAGTAAGTACCCCCTGCTCTTGCTGGCTTATCTATAACCCCATTGTCAGCGTCCTGCCGTGCCTTAGCTTCGATCTTTCGCATACGCTCATCGCCTACGATTTCTTTAGCAGTGTCAATGTCAAAACTCTTTGGGGTCATGGCTTGTCCTTGGCTTTATGCGCTTTTTGTTTTGCCTTGATGGCATTGGCCATTTCCAAGGTCAAGCCAAAGCCGATGCGTCCATGCGGGTCGGCATAAAACTCTTTCAAAAACTTTGGCAATGGGGTGGGGATGTTTTCACAATTCCAAAAATCCCAGCAGTTAAAGTCAATCATTGATTTAGGCACGGCGTATTGCCATGTAATGCCAAGTTTTAGCATCTGTTGCTGAGCACCCATCCCATTGGATGGCATGCTCCACACGTTCAATCGTAGGTGTTTCATGCTACGCCTACTCTTCTTACAGTTGCTATGGCCAAAACAACGTCAATGCCCATCTGCATTTCCACGGTCAAGTGAACGAGTCCTCCACCGTCTGCCGCTGCCTTGATGCTGTTCAGCACTTCAATTGCTTTGCGTTCCAGCAAGGTCAACTCGGTTTTGGGCTCACCGGATGGATCAAGTTGCACCTTTTTGAGCGGTGACTTTGGGCATGGACCGCTAAAGCCGTGGTAGTCAAACATTTCCTCGTTTGTAGGCATTAAATGCCCGCATAGTTTGCAAGTTGCGATCACGATTGCTCCTTGATGTTGTATCCGTTCTTTTGTTTGAGTTTGGCTTTTACAGCTTTCAAGACACAAGCAACCGTAGTGCAGTTGTCTTTGATTTCTTGTTCATCTTGTTTGGTTAGCCAAA